TTCGTGCTCAAACGTAATATTCAAAGGGGGTCCAACCAATATTCAAGAGGGGTCCAACAACTGCCATTTTGAATATTCAAAGGGGGTCCAACTCTTTGTTAAGTTCTCTCTCTCTCTTGCTCTGTATCTTTTCTTTCAGAAAAGAGGCTCGCGTACCGCGAGCGAGGTTAATTTTTCTTCGCGAGAGGGAGAGACCCTCGAAGCCCAAGAAGTCATCGAGGGGAACGAGCCGAAAATAAAATCAGCAAAACCAGATTCCCTTGATGATTTTTCGTTGGATTGCGTAAGAGAAAAATTAGTGAGCCATACCCACCAACCCGACAATCAGGGCGACCCGCCCGTGGTTGGTATTGTCGACCCGCCAGCAGCCTCGCCAAGCCCTTCGATGGTCGAGCCCAAGGCACCAACCCATCTAGGCGACGTTGGGCCCTTAGGGGTGTCGCTAGGGGCGTCGAGACCGCACACACGATTGCCACCGCATTTGGTTACGATTGGACATCACCACCCGTTGGTCCCTCGTCGCGTTGGCATCGCTGATAAAATCACAGCGAGCATCCCAAACCCGCCGCTTCTCAGCGCAAGCGATTCACCAAAAAAACACGCCACGCTTTTGGCGCGCTGGTACACGGGCGCGGTCGAGGCTCGCACGAAGAAAAAATGTTGGGTGCTTCAAAGTGCTTTCAAAGATCCTTCAAAAAGTCGGCATTACAAATTGCTACTTTCAGCCGCCGCGTTGTTCACCGAGTTGAAAATTGAGCCCGCGGCTTGGTGTTCCTTTTCGGCTTGTGTATGGGCTTCGCAAGAAGAAACCGAGGGCGAAGAGAAAGCCAAAAACACACGGCCCGAAGTGCCGCCGGTTGCCTGGGTGTTTAGTCCACAAAGAATTCGCGAGCGTGAAAACTGGTTTCGCAATCAAGGCTCTTCATGCGAAGGCGGTCGAATCATTTTCCCCGATAGCACCAAGAAGCTGATTCAACGGCAAACTGATTTGCATTACGCGTTTCGTGTACGTAACCCACAAGATGACGCGGGTACGTTGGCACTAGTGCGAGAGTACTTTTCGCCCGGTGAGTTTGAGAAAATGTTTTTCAAAGCGCAACGCGATGCGAAGAGGCGGCAAGAAGAAATAACGGCGGAAGTAGCGCAGGGGGGTTGGGTGTGGCGGTGAACCTCGCACCGAGACCAGCAAGGGCCGCAAGAGCCAAAGAGCTATATGCAATTGAGCCACCATTTGAGAGCGCGCTGGTATCGGCATTGTGTGGCAGGCCGCGCTTGTGGGAACGCATCGGCGCCGACATCGAAGCCGACTGTTTGCCGTCACCCGCGGCGAAGCGCGCAATCGAGGCCGCGCACGCAATCGCAAGGGAAACGGAACGCGGGCCGGAGAGTACCGCCGTCGTGTTGCAACGCTTGCGAAGGTGGTCAAGCGAGGGTCGCGTCACCCGCGACGAGATAGCAGCCGTTTATGAAATGTTTGAAGCATCACTTGATAGCGAGTTGCCAAGTGATGATGCGCTCGTTGCTGAATTTGCGCCGGTAATTCGCCGCCGATTGGAGAGCAGAGCGTTAGATAATCTGGCAAGTGAATTCATGAAGCGCGGCGACTTGTCACAAGCGCTTTCAAGCTTCGAGCGTGCGAAACAAGTTGGCGCGCAAGGGCGAAGTCTGGGCTCGTTGATAGGGCCCGGTTCGATGGAGCGCCTAGCGGCTTTGAAGAAAGTTGAGCGCCTAGAATTCGGTGTGATGGAGGTTGATTCGGCGTTAGAGCGCGGCGTACCGAGAGGCACCGAAACCGTGTTTGTTGCGGCGAGTGGTGGTGGGAAATCGATGGCCCTTATCCAGCAATGCATTGCCGCCGCGGTGCAAGGGTTTCACGTTGGGTATGCAACTCTTGAGTTGCCATCTGAGATGATTGAAGCGCGGCTGATTGCGAACATGACGGGCATCACGGTGAACGCGATTGGCGAGCCCGGTTGCACCGACGCATTGCGGGCGGGTGCGTTTATGGAGCGTCTCGGGCTTGCACAAAACTTTGGTCGCATACTCGTCGGCACGTTCACACCCAAAGTCACAACGTCAGCAACACTGTTTGATTGGGCGGAACGCGCGAGCAAAGAATGGGGCGCGCCGATGGACGTTTTGATTGTTGATTACGCCGATAAAATGTCGGCGCGAGAAGCGGGCAAAGGCCGAAGCGACGAGAGCACGTATCACTCAGCCGGGAGTGTCTACGAAGATTTGTTTGTGTGGGCCCGTGACAACAACAAATGGGTTTACACCGCGAGCCAAGGCACGCGAGTGAAAGACAAGCGCAAGCGTCTTGACATTGACGATGTGTCCGACTCGATGCACAAGGTTCGTACGAGCGACGTTGTGATAACCATCAATGGAGAAGAGGACCAAAAAGTCTTTTTCGTTGCGAAAAATAGACGCGGCAAATCACGTGGTGAAGCCGGGCCGCTGCCTACGATGTTTGATTGCGCGCGCATTGCGCCGCCGTCGTTTGACATCGAAACGACATTCAACATGGGCGGCACGTGAGAAGGTATTCACCGGATGACGATCGCGACGTTGTGACGGCTTGCTCGTCAGGGCAACCAAGCTCGACGGGGTGGGTTAGAGGGCAGTGCCCTTTTTGCTTGGCCGTGATTGGTACGCCGGGAACGACTAAGGCGCTCGGGTTGAATCTCAGGACGCTACGCTACAAATGTTTTCGGTGCGGCACTTGGGGCAAGCTTGCGAAGCACCCAAGCGAATTCGAGTTACTAGACTACAATTCAGAACCGGAACCCGAGAGCGCGCCGCCACTCGAATTGCCAGAGGGCTTCGTGCTGATGTCGAGCAACTCGGGCCGACATTCGACCGCACTAGAGCCCGCACGAAAATATCTAGAAAGCCGCGCGATGCCTGAGGGCGTTGCCGATGAAGTTGGCATCGGCGCATGCGCCCGCGGCATGTTTGCGGGCCGAGTGATTGTGCCGGTTCGAGATGCGCAATCGAGGCTTCGGTGGTTCGTTGGTCGCACTTGGGCGAAGCGCGCAAGCAAGCCCTATATGTATCCTAAGGGCGCTCGCGCGGGATTGATGTTCAATGAGCATATTCTTGATGCTGAAACCGACGTGCCCGCGCTCGTTGTCGAGGGGTGCTTTGATGCGCTCGCACTTTGGCCGAACGCGATTGCCGTTCTCGGCAAAACTACAGACCCGCAACTTTTGAGGTTGTCTGAGGCTCGCCGCCCGGTCGTGCTAGTGGGTGATGGCGACGCCCACGAAGAGGGTTGGGCGAACGCGTTGCGATTGCGTGTGATGGGTGCGAAGTCCGCGGCCGTTTGGTTGCCACCCAAGGTTGACCCGGACGAGTGCGAGCCTTCTCAAATTTGGGATGCTGCCTATCAGGCGTTGGAAGAATCAAGTTTTGCGTAAGTAACGAGCGCTCATGTTGTGTTGAAAAATCGGAGGCTACTATGCTGAAAATGCTGTCATTCGATTGTGAATTATCATTGGCTGATTCTGTTGTGCATGCGTCGTTCAAAGATGGGACGTTGTCACTCGTTGGGCTCGATGCCGATAGCGCGATGCGAATCGCGAAAATGATTGTTGAGCGTGAACCGTTGGCGGTTGTTGTCGAGAACATCGATGTGCCCGCCCCGATTGCCCTGACGCCGAAAGGTGCTGAAGCCACACAAGCCGCATCTGAAAAGAGGGCCAAAGTTGCGCCGCCGCAGAAGCAAGATAAGCCACAATCTGAAATCAACGGTTGGGGGTTGTCCGGTGACTTGGTAACGCCGGATGACCCACCGGCTGAAGTGCGCACTTCAAAGAAGCGCCCAAGGGTAGCAGCGCTCGAAGTCGAGGCTTCGCCGAGTGTCGAAACAACGCTTGAAGCACCAGAAGAAAACGCCGTTGATTCCGCCGTCGACAAGGCACTAAAGAATTTTGAGACCCCGGCGAACAAGCCGCGTGAAGAGTACCGCTCACCCGATGCACCACCCAATCAAGACACGATTGCGAAGTCTGCAATCGGCGTTGCGGAAGCGAAGCCAAGTGGCGGCGTGCCATACGATTTGCCTTTCATGCAAGCCCAGTCAAACCTAACCGTGATTGTGAAACACCTTGTTGAGTGTGGTGGGGCAAAGAGTGTCGAAGACCTGATTGCGTTGTGCGAAAAATTGAAAACATCGGTGCCTCGAATCGGCCGTGTGAGCGACATTCGAGACCGAATGATTTCGGTGAATCTCGCGTATGACTTTTTTCCCGAGTCGAACGGCGCGCAAGCCTAAAGCATCATGCGTACCCTACCCCTTTACGTGTCACCGCCGAGCATCGCGATAGACGTTGAAACGCCCCTACGAACCGACACGAATTGCACTCGATGCGATATGCACGTTAGCGCAACGCACAAGTGTATTGCGGCGGATGGCACGCCGGGGGGTTTGCTTGTTGTTGGCGACGCGTTAGGCCAACGCGAGGATGTGATCGGCCGGCCATTCGTTGGTGCCGCGGGACAACTCGCGCGAAAATTGGTTGATAAATATTGGGGTGGGCCCGTCGTGTATGCGAGCGCGGTTAGCTGCTACTCGAAAGGTGTTGAGCTCAAATCAAAGCACGTTGAAGCGTGCCGGCCGTATCTTGCCGGTGTGATGCAAGAAAAATTTTCACGCATCATCACACTAGGGGCCATCGCTTCGCTCGCGGTTCTCGGCCGCGCAACGAAGCCTTTCTCCACACGTCGCGGGTACGCATTTAGGTCGGGTTACTTGGGCGAGTGCACGCCAATTTTTTCGGTCATGCATCCGCTTGCGTCCCTACGAAATCGAATCGTGATGGGTTGGCTCGAAACTGATTTGAAGTGGGCACTAACCGAGACACCAAAACCACCACCTTGGGGCGGTTCGGTGCACGTCATTGAAACGCACGACGACGCGAAACACGCAATCGCAGAAATGCGAAAAGCAGACTGGGCCGCGTTCGATTGTGAGACTGCGGGGGGCATGCGCACGCGAGCGTTTCGAGTGTTGTCCGTCGCACTATGCGCGAAGGGTTCGAGTGACTCTTACGTTTGGGGCAAGGGCCTGTTGAGCCAATGGCACTATGCACCCACGCAGGAATTGTTTCGATACTTGCGAGACCCACAATCACGCAAGCTCGGCCAAAATGTGAAATATGACGTCCAAGCAATCCACGCGGGCCTAAGCGTGCGCACGCTGGGCGTTGATGGCGACACTCGATTGTGGCGCAAGCTTCTTGAGCCCGAGGCCGATGCCGACCTTGCGACGATGGCCGAACTAGTTGGCATGGGTGGCTTAAAAGAAGAGAACGCGGTTGCAATGCACGCCGCGGTTGAAGGCGTTCGGAGGGTGCTAAACGCGGAGCGCAAAGCGTCGAAATCGGAAGTTGAGGCAACGAAGAATCTTGCACAAGGCACAAGGCGAACAACGAAGCCAAACCCGCAAGTTGGCACGCTCGCACAACTCGGTGTTGATCGTGATTTAGAGCAAGTGATTCGAGACCCTAACGCGTCGGTTGCGTCGTGGTCATACGCGCTCGTTGATGATGAAACGCTGTATCGCTACAACGCACGTGACGCGGTCGCAACGTCGGCACTCGGCGCCAAACTGATTGATGATTTGTCCGCCAAACCCGCGCTTCAGCGCACTTGGGATTTGATAGTTCGTGATGCTTCTTGGGCGATTGAGCGTGTAGAGAATTGGGGCGTTGCGTGTGACCGCGCGGCCGTGCTTACGTTCGACGATTATCTAGGTCGGTTGCTCGACACGTGTGATGCAAAACTCGCGGGCCATACGCAATCGGTCAACTGGGCATCACCCAAACAGGTTGGCGAATATCTGTATGTGACGCTCAAGCTTCCGTGTGAGAAAAAAACAGCATCGGGCGCAATGTCGACCGACGAAGGTTCGCTCGCGAGGCTCAGAGGTAAACACGAAGTCGTCGACTTACTATTAGAGCACCGAGGCCTCTCGAAATTGAGAGGCACATATGCCGCGGGGGCGGATGGCAACGGCGGGATGCTTGCGCACATTCGGCCCGATGGTCGAATACATCCATCGATTCTTTTGGACGGCGCGAGAAGCGGCCGGCTGTCATGCCAAAACCCGGCATTGCAAACGATACCGAGTGAGAAAAACGACCCGGAGAGTGGTCCGTTTTTCGGTCGCATGTGTCGTGATATTTTCATCGCGCCAGCTGGTCACTCGCTCGTTCAACTTGACTATTCACAAGTCGAGCTACGCATCGCCGCCATGTTGTCGGGTGACGAGAAAATGATTGATGTGTTTCGTAGCGGCGCGGACTACCACCAACGCACGGCCGAACTAATTTCTCAAACGGCTTGGGGCATCCCTCCGAGTCGTGTTGAGAAGCGCCATCGGTCACTCGCTAAGACTGTCAACTTCGCGTTGCTTTACGGCAAAACGGCCGGCACCCTTGCACACGATATGGGGTGTACCGCGCGAGAAGCACAAGCAATCATCGATGCGATATTCGGCACGTTTAAGCGCTTGGCGGCTTGGTGTAAAACGCAATTGTCAGACGCAAGAAAAACCGGCGTCGTTCACACGCATTGGGCCGGTGAAGTCGCGCGTTCAAGGCCACTATGGCGCATCGCCGATGCCGACGAGGGTGCACGCAAGAACGCGGAAAACGCCGCGGTGAACAGCACGGTTCAAGGCACCGCAAGTGACCTATGCGTGCGCTCGTTGGCCGATGCCGTGGGGTGGATTGACGAAGAAAAACTTCCCGCAAAACTTGTTCTTCCGATTCACGACGCGTTACTTTTCGAGGTACGAAACGACGCAATCGAAGAGCTTGCTATAGGGGCAAGTCAAATCATGCTTTCGCACGACACGGCGGGCGTTCCGATGGCGGTAGACGTTGATTTTGGCGTTGGCTGGGGAAGCTTGAAAAAGTTTTCAGTTTCTTAGGTTTTGCGTAAGAACACATTTCGAGAGGGAGAAACGTGATGGCGCTTTTACACGACATTGAAGTTGACGATTATCTAGCCGAGTCGGTTGTTCTGGATGAGCTTGCGTTGCAAGCCGAATTCGTTCGATTGCCCGCCGACTTGGCATACTGGAATCACAGATTCGCGCGCGCATCAGAAGCCGCCGCGCTCGCGAAGCTTGACCTTGAACGCACCGAGGCCGTTGTGTCCCTCGCGGTTCGGCAGAAGCTTCTCGATGACGGCGCGAAGGCAACCGAGGGTGTTGTTGATGCGTACGTGATTAAGAATTCGAGCGTCTACGAGGCAAAGAAAAAACACATCTTGGCTGAGGCTGAGCGCGTAAGGATACACGGTGTGTGCGATGCGATTCGCACCAAACGCGATATGCTGATTTCGACCGGCGCGCACATTCGCGCCGAGATGAATCACGACCCACGCATGCGACAAGATAGCGCCGAGTTTCGAGCGAACAGACTCGGCAACTCACGTGGGACAGAGGGAGAAACATGAAATCGTGTTAGAGGGTGTTTTCGTCACAAGTTACAATTGAAAGTGAGTCTAGAAAATGAGCAACATTGTGCAATACGGGTCATACAGTATCGAAGCCGCTAACGCCGAAGCGAGGGAGCTTGAGCGCGCTTCTGGTAGCGGCTTCCTTCGTCTCGGTGAAGGCGAGCACTATCTGAGATTCTTGCCGCCGCCCGTTGGTGCGGAGTCACCATTCGTGACGGCGCATCAACATTTTATTCGCATGCCGGGTGAAGAGAAGCCGATAAGCTTCAATTGCCCTCGCATGATGGCTCGCGGCCAGTGTCCGGCATGCGCGAAAGCCGAGCAACTGCGAAGCACCGGTGATTCAGAGGACTACAAATTAGCAGGGCAGTTTTTCGCCAAGTTGCGCATCTATGCGAACGTAATTGACCGTGAGGCCGAAGAGCTTGGCCCGCAGATTTTTGCATATGGAAAAACAATCCAAACACCACTAACCGCCATTCGAGGCAACAAGCGCGAAGGCGGCGACTTCACCGACCCAACCTCGTCGGGCTTTGACATTGTCATCACTCGCGCGGGCACAGGGCAATTTGATACTGAGTATTCGGTTCGCCGAAGCATCAAGTTTTCGCCCCTTGGCGATATGTCATGGATTGAACAACAGGCCGACCTATCGCGGTACAAGAAGGTGCCGACGATTGACGAAATCAAATCACAACTCGGCATTGCCGATGCACCGCCACAACGAGGCGCGCCGGTTGCGCGTGGGAAGGCGCTCGCGACGAAGCCCGTTGCCGCCGTGTCGAATAGGCGGGCACCAAGCCGCACGGTTGAAAACGATTTAGAGGACGACGAGTGAGCAAGAGGCCACGTCGAACGCTCGCGCGAAAACAGCTTCGCGCGACGCGTGACCTGATGAGGTCAATCGAGGCATTGTGTGGAATCATTGCCGCGTTGCATGCGTCACTTGGTGCTAGCGGGCCGCCCGCTTGGTTCGTGCGCAACCACAAATAATTTTCGGGTTAGAAACGGGGCTTCGATGACCTTGATTGCGTTTATGGGTGATTGTCACATAGGCAACCATAAGAAATTCGGCGGGCCCACAAGGCTTGCAATGAACGTTCGATGCGGTCAAACCATCGAGGCCTTTTCAAACGCGTTGAATGCCGCATTTGCACATCGCGTGTTTGCCGTTGTTGTTCTCGGCGACTTGTTCGACACGAGTCGACCGCCACCACAAATGATTTGCGCGGTAGGCGACGCGATTGCAGAGGCAAACCAAAACGCCTTTTCAAAGCGTGAGCCGCCACGCATCGTCATCGTAACGGGCAATCATGACGCGGACAGTGATGACTCGGGCGACAACGCACTAGTGGGCCTCTCGCAGCGTTTCGAGAATGTCGATTGTGTCGACACACCACAACACATCTATGGCGCACACGCGGGGAGCACCGGGCTACTGCCGTTCAGGCACGGCAATGCGCGCCAATGGGTTCCGGTTGGACTAACCGCAATTCAGGAATCGATTGCCGATTCTCGAATTGATGGGGCGTTAAGAATCATAGGGCTTCACGCGGGCATCGTTGATAGTCAATCACACGCCTGGTTACGTGACTCACCCGATGCCATCGAGGCGGGCGCGCTCTTCGCACACATGGAAGCGTGCGGCGCTAGCGCGGCCTTCGCGGCGAACCAT